TCCTGTCTAGTCTTAGACATAGATCTTTTCATGGCTGCTTTGGATTTCTCCAAACCCAAAACAGCTTTACTTATATTTCGTATTTTACTCGGCATTTCCGCTGTCTTCATGAGAGCTTCTTGTATGTCAATTGCTTCCGCGAATTGTTGTTTGATCATAGGTTCCAGATATGTAAAGTAGTTGAACTTTGGATCAAGTTGAACACAGATACCCTCAATTATAGAGAAAGTCTTTGCTAAATATACAAAACTTGATGGTACAACAAACGGCTTTTCAGCTGCGAGCTGTAGTGCGATATCATCATTTATTATGTTTGATGCATCGAGGGTCTCCAGATATGCCAAAATTGATTCAAAAAAGATTTCAATATCTGTGAGATCCGATGTCATAGGTATGATGACCTTGAGGGCGACCAAAACTTCAACGATTCCCTTTGTATCCTTATTAATGATACAATTAAAAAGTTGTTTGAAACCATTTCGAAGTTCTTCGGACAAGTTTATTAAGAGTCCAAAGTCATAGAATACCAACTTTCCATTTGGTGTGAATCCCAAATTACCTGGGTGTGGATCTGCGTGGAAGAACCCCTTGTCCATAGTTTGAATGACATAAGAGTTTATGAGTCCTTCGCAAATCTTCTTCTTATTCACATTTGGGTTTGAAAGTTCTGTAAGTTTTTCAGATTCAACATATTCCATGACAATCGTGTCATCGGTACAGTATTCCTTATAAACTTTTGGAACTTTGATCCATTTGACATCTTTCATATCTTTGCGAAACCTGATTGCGTTCTCAATTTCTTGACGATAGTCAGATTCACCCAAAAGGTAGTCAATGGATTCATTGAGTACGAACTCAGAACTATTTCCAGTATCAACTCCAACCTTTTCCAAAAAACGCACAATGTCTTTGATGTTGTCTGTGTCAGATTTCATGATGTTATAGATGTCAGGTCTCTTGACTTTGACTATGACATCTTTTCCATTTTTGAGTTTGGCGCGATGTACTTGACCAATACTCGCCGATTTAAATGGTACAGGTTCGAACTCTTCAAAGTAGTTCAAATTTACAATCTGTTTTACAACATCGTATTCCACGGGAGGGACATTGTCTTGTAGTGATTCCAATTGTTGTGTAAATTCAGGTGGGTATAGATCCGCTCTCGTAGAAGCGATTTGTCCTAATTTTACAAAAGTTGGACCTAGATCTAGGAGTTCATCCTTTGTCCATTGACCCAGTTCAACTTTATTTTTTACAAAAGTCTTTTTCCAAATAAATTTGGCGGCAAACTTCCAAGTTTTCGCTTTTTGACTTGGTACCGAGACTTTACCTATTGGTTTCTGACTGGCTACGCATAGCATCCTACTGTATAGATACTTTTTATTTTTTAACTGTCAAAAAATATCTTAGGTTACTATAAATGCAAAAGTTGTCTTCCTTTCTTGGACCATTCAGTAACAAGACTGAAAAGGTCATAAGAGCACAGCCAATCCTTTTTACTTTGATCATATTGTATCAAGGTTTGTTCTCTGGTAACGCGATCAAGATTCCAAAGAATCTTAAGACTGCCTTCAACAGCCAAACCTTTCGTTTCATGTCCCTAATGTTGATTGCTTTCAGTGCCACTCAAGACATTGAATACGCACTTATTTCCACGGTGATTTTCCTCGCTGCGATGTATGCCATTAAGACACCAGAAGAGCGCAAGGAATCTGGATTGATTTAAAAATGTAATATAAAAGTAGAATGAAGATTCATATCGTCGGCGCCGGCCCAACTGGTATGTCCCTCGCGTGGGAGATACGTAAAGTTGGTAATCACGAAATTACTATTTATGATAGAAAACCTTCCGCAGGTGGATCTTGGTGGGAACCATCTGAAGAAGTGAGAGATCTCCACGCACATCGGATTGTTTTTGACCGTGCTTTCGTGAATACCCAACAATTGTTAAAAGAAATGAAAATAGAATGGAATGACATCTTTGAACCAGTCGAAAAAGACATTTACAAGTTTATGTACAAATCACTAAACGTGAAAGACTATGGTCGATTGGCCTCCCTTGCCACGCGCGTACTTTCGCAACCCGAAAAGTACAGAAGTGTATCCCTTAAGGATGCAATAGGTGAACTGTCTCCAAGTGGTCGACCATTTGTCGAACACCTTCCACTCATTATGGACGGTGTCACTTGGGATGTGATGTCCGCCTATGAATTTGTCAAGAATTTTGACTATGTCGGTATGTCTAAGCAATATACACAAAAGGTTTCTGGAAAGGTTATGTGTGATATGATGGAAAATGCGGTTCTCAAGGCTGGGATCAATCTTTCATTTAACCGAGAACTCGTAGAGGTAAAGTATGGTGAAGATACATTTGAAGCCACATTCAAAGACGGTGAAATGATTAACGATGGTCTTCTATTTTTGTGTGTTGACAATAGCCCGGCGCTCAAGTTCTTGGGTGACAACTGGGGTCCAGATGCCGACAAAAAGGTAAGAAGTAGCACTTACGGTTGTATCAATGTTTTACTAGACTACGATACACCAATAAAATTGGGTGACGATCTCGAAATTGCTGCAAATACAGAATGGGACCTCCAACCAGTTGTCCTCTCAGATGGTAAGACTGTATCTTGTGTGATATGCAACTTGACAGAGGAAATTTTAAAGACGCCACCAGAGACTATAAAAGCGCGGGTCATACAAGACCTCGGTTTACCACCACCAAAAAATGTGAGGATTGGTTGGGGATCTGAATGGGTGGAAGATCATTGGACATTCACACAATCTTCGGGTGTTCTCAGTCTCCATGGTCAACTTCCTTTCTTTGGTAAGTGCTCCAAAGTTGCTATGTGTGGTATGATGTCTCCCAGAAAAACACCATTTTCAAGTATAGAAGCCTCCGTCGAAGTATCTAAAACTTTGAGTCATTCTCTATTTAAAACGGAAGAGCCCCTTCGCCCGAGACTCATCACAGATGTTTTAACTATTGTTTTGTTGTCGCTTATAGTTTTGATTTTATTATACATAAATAGGAATCGATGAAGTTTGTAGCAAATGTATATGAACCCATGTATGACCATAACGAGAAAAAGTATATTCGTTTGGTCATTCCTGAAAATTGTTCACAAATCATCGGTCGAATGCACACAAATAAGTCTCATCTCATAAAAAATGGTCATATAGATAATCCACTTGATGGCAGGGTTCTTACTGTTAAAGTTCCATTCCGATATAGGAGAGTGATGTGTGACGTAAAAGGTCGTCCGGTGCAGTCTCTTATAAAGGGTGATGAAGTTGAAGTCAGCTTGGACTTCGCGGGTGTTTGGAATGTTGGTGAATATAGTGGCTACGCTTGGAAACTTGTGTCCATTACTTCGCTTCCTTGACTTCTTCCTCTTCGGTCTTTTCTGGGATGTCAATTTCCTTCAAACCAGCTTCTTTGAATCCCAAAAACACGCGGAGACTTCCTTGAAGGCGATGAAGCTCTTGGTATGTCGTTTCAATTGATTCTTGGATCTTCTTAATGTTCTCGTCTACGTCAAGAGTTGGCATTTAGTTATATAAAGTTTCAATCCTTTAATATATTAATGCTGACACGGACAGGGTATCTCGTCACCGAGGGACCAATTCAAGAAATTAAAAAGGAACTCACAGTAAGACCACAGGTCAATAGCGACTATGGATTTCCTCCACCACCTTTCAAGGTTTTTAGAACAGCTAAGAATGGAGTCTGCGTTCCAAGATTCTACGGAACTGGTAAACTTGGAGATCCCAAGGAGGACAGACGCCCAGAACCAGTCAGATCAAACGCTAAATTTGTTGGACAACTCAGAGATGCCACACATCAGAACGCCGCACTTGCTGCGGCTCTTAATGCGGGTCATGGAGTTCTCTCACTCCCATGCGGGTATGGCAAGACCACCGTATCCTTGGCGATAGCTTGTAAATTGGGATACCGTACAATGATTGTAGTACACAAACAGTTTCTCGCCGATCAATGGAAGGAAAGAATCCAACAATTCTGTCCAGGTGCTACTATTGGTATAGTTCAGCAAGACAAAAAGGAGACTGATTGTGATTTTATTATTGCGATGCTCCAGTCTCTCTCCCTAAAGGAATACTCTTTCAGCGATTTTGATAGCGTTGGAACTCTTATCGTTGATGAAGCGCATCATATATGTGCCAAAGTCTTTTCCCAGTCACTTTTCAAGATGTGCCCCAAACATATCTTTGGTCTCTCGGCGACACCGGAAAGGAAAGATGGCCTCACAAAGGTACTCCATTGGTTTATGGGCCCCACGTTCTTTGCAGTCGAGAGAAAGAATCAAGATCAAGTTGAAGTTTTTACAATTACATACGAGTGCTTCAACTATAGAAATCCACCGCCTTGTACAAAGTTTGGGAAATTGTCTATGCCAAATATGGTCACAGAGGTTGTTGAAGATAGAAAAAGAAATCAAATGATTGTAGAACTTGTGAAAAAGGCTTCGGCGGGATCAAGACAACTCCTCGTTCTCAGTGATAGACGATGGCACTGTGAGATGCTTCACCAATGCTTTCCAAAGACTTCGGGACTCTACATGGGCGGAATGAAAGAAGCTGATCTTCAGGCTTCATCGAAAAAGAAGATTATTTTTGCTACATTTAGTCAAGCGCACGAAGGTCTTGATATCCCAACCCTTGATACGGTTATTTTAGCCACACCCAAGTCAGATATTACACAAAGTATTGGTCGAATTATGCGAGAGACGAAGGGTAAAAAGAACCACCCAGTTATTTATGATATACACGATCCATGGTCCATATTTACCGCAATGTATTACAAACGTCTAAAGGTGTATAAACAAGGTGGTTTTAAGATTCATGGTAAGGTTGACACCGAGGAAAAGCCAGACTTCCCTCAGGGAAAGTGTCTATTTTTATAATCTGAACAATAAATAAATGTCTGGTGCATTGGTTCAACTCGCCTCCAAGGGCGCACAAGATGTTTATATAACGAGTGAAACAGGTATGTCACTATTCAGTATGAAGTATAAGAGACATACAAATTTTGCTCAAGCACCAAGGCTTATAAAGGAAATAACGACAAAAGACAACTCGATAGTTATTCCAGTCTGGGGTGATTTGGTAAATGCCGTGTGGTTTGAGGGTATCGATTTACTCACAAAGTTTGATGGAGCAGTTATAGATCTTTATATTGGGGGTGTCAAAGTAGATTCCCATCCATATGATTTCATTTCAGACATCTGGCAAAACTATCTCGCAGAGAATTTTGTAAAGGCGCAAGAAATTTTGAATAAGACGTCTCAAGCCAACAACATGTTCATTCCTTTACACTTCTTCTTTTGTGACAATGACATGTTCCTTCCACTCGTGGCACTTCAATTTCACGAAGTTGAAGTCAGAATAAATTTTGCAAATCAAAATGTTTCGGGTGTCAAATGCTACGGTAACTATATCTTTTTAGATACCGAAGAGAGAAACAAATTTGTCAATACTCCAATGGATCTTGTCATCACACAGGTCCAGCAAATTAAAGACAGAATTCAAATACCAAAAACAACTTTGGATATTTCTTCCTTTAATCACCCAGTAAAGAGTTTGTTTTTTGGCTACACTGCACAAGGTGGTGTCATTGAAGAAGATAAGCTATCATTTAGTTCAGCGGATATATACCTAAATGGTACGGCACTTTTGGAGAATATGACGCCATT